CCAAATTCTGTAGTTTATTTATCTCGTCTGCCCGCTTTTTTCACGAGCAGACGCAGAAATAAACTATGATTTTTTTTAGTCTATATGTTAGAGGCTCATGTCACACTCTCCGTGGTCATCGGTGTTAAGTTCACTCTATAAATCGTATCGTATCTCTATCATATCATCATCTATCTAAAAGGTCAACATCTAAAGATCGGTCACATTTGCAATCTCCATCTTTGGTTTGTTAACGCCGCAGTCATCGTCTGACTGTTTTTATATCTTAGATCAGAACCAATTTAAAGTCAACTGCTAAATTGTCCCATCTAAGTTAATTTGGAGTCCACCGTCGTTCTGCCCGACATTCGAGCGATAGGATCGTCACCCTAGGCCCAGCACTATGCTATAGTGGTTAAGCAACTATGCTACCCCTGTTTACTCTCGAGGTCAACAGGATCGCAAAGTCACAGACTTTCGGAATTACAAAGGTAAGTCGATGATAACGATTCGTTCGATACTGCCACCACTGCCCCATGTGTAAAATTTGGGATGATTGACAGCGTAGTCGATTGCATTACGCAGCGAGCCACGCACATTAGCAATTGTTGGACTCGTTCCCAAACCATCATCTTCACCCATAATTTTCCAAACACCCGTAACAGAAAGGTCTGGATAAGTTTTTTGCAGGTGCTGGCCAGACCAAGTCTTGGTCTTGGCCATTGCTTCCTCAGCAGTGTTGTTGTCAACGTTCCCCTTTATCGCATGATCAGCAATTAAAGTCAACAACAATTTAATCCGGTGTTTTCAATATGTTAGAGACTAACTTCCAAACACCAACTATAGTTACAACAATCAGAACTGTTAAAATTCCTGCTTGAAGAAATAATTCCGTCATGATAGGATCTAAAGACATGTTACTTACCCAAAATAATCTGCACTACTATAGATCTTGTTGATCTGCTGTTGTTGATACTTGTCGCATGCAGCGGCTGCACTATCAAGTGCGCGCTCTAATTGTATGCCTGCTGCGTATCCAACACAATTAGCCCGTAAATTGAAGGCGTTACAGCAGATTTCTACTACCTGCTCTGCAGAAATAGATGAATCGTCTTGATCGCTCATTGAAACTCCAGTCTTTTTTGTTTCTTATGTTCAATGTATCGTCTATATAGACCTTCTTCACGACCAAATGCTTCTATCTCATGTGGTTTATCATAATAATCCACTTCTGGATCGATAATCTCTCCTCGCCATTTCTCATAAACAAATTGTTGATTCTTATATACATCAACAAGCGTTCCAGCCATCATATCCTTAACATGTACTAGTTCGTGTGCAAGCGTTCTAATGATTTGTCGCTTACTAATAATGCCATCAATATTGAATGTAAACTTATTCTTTTCTCGACATACCATTGATCCTAATAGTACGTCTTTTTTGTTTTCATCTAATATTGGAAAGTGTTGTATATTTATTCGTAATTGCAATTTGTCATAATGTCGTGTTGGTAATAATTTTTCTGCAAACCATTTTACACAATAGCGGATTTCGCTGTTGGTAATCTTCTCTGCCGCTCTTGTTATTACAATTTTCATTATTCAATTTTTTCTGACTTCCAATCACCTGAATCAAATACAGATATTACACACTCGTCTTTAATTTGATCTTCTGTTCCAACATCATGTTTAACAGATATCACAATTTTATTGCTTGTGTCTATCCACATTGAAAACTTCAATGCGTCTGCATTGCGGCCACCACCAAGATACAACAGCAGCCCCTTTTCTTTTGCTTTTGCAAAATTTTCAGTTGGCATGCACGCAACAACAATTCCCTTAAGCGATAGATTGTGCTTGTCTAGCTCCCGGATTGTTTCAAGATCAATTATCATTGGTTTGTTGCCAATGATGTTTTCGATTGTTGCTTGTTGTGTTTCTGGCGCTGGGTCTGGTACAGGTTGTTGGGCCGCGGCCGGCATTGCAATAAGCGCAGAACAAAGTAAATTGCTGCTAGTGTTTTTTTCATTGCTTCTGTCCCATAATGGATAGCATTTGTTTGTGGTATTTATCTGTAGGAAACCTTAGCACTTTTGGCAGATCATGATCAATTGCGATCACAACAACACACTGTTCGATCTGCAGATTGTATAGATTGTTTGCCATATGCGCATATGCAGTCGCCTGCATGCAATACGACAAATAATCATCTCTAGCGCGCTTCGCTGTCTTAAAATCTATGATTGATAGCTTGGCTGCCCAATTTGCAATGCAATCAGTTGTCCCTGCTACAAGCAACTGCTCACAAAACAGTTGGTATTCAATTGCGCGGATATCATCAACATAGTGGTCTAGCAACAATCGGATTTGTTTGAATGTTGCCCGATCAAAGCTGCTGACCTTATCAATTGGCCGATTGAGCAAATGTTGTTCACACAGCTTGTGAATTGTTGTTCCGCGGATCCCTGCTTGCTTGGTGATTGCTGCAGCTTTCTTTTCTCCCTGCCGCGCTTTCCAACGATCAATATAGCCCTTGCTCAGTGGCTGCAGCTTGGTTGTAACTGAATACGCAGGTAACCCAGAAGGAAGCGTATAAAACCGCTTGCCTTCCGAGTCATAGTCCATTGGCAACACAATCTTAGGTGCTAGCCAATCATGTCTAAATGTTTTCACGCAAGCGCTGCAATCGCACCTGCATCTTCCAGCTTATAGCGAGCAGTGATATACTGCTTTACATCTGGGCCACGCACAATGTCTTCAAGTCCATACTCAATTAAATCAAACGATCCCATCTCGTTTAGGATTCGAACAAAGTCACCGAAGCCAGAGACGTCTCTTGGATTGGTTCGCAAATCGTTCTGTCGCATATCACCACAGAACATGATTTTGCAATTTTGGCCAACACGAGTCATTACGGTGTCCAACTCATGGGCTGTCATGTTTTGGCACTCATCAACAATAACGAAGCAATCATTAAAGTCTGTTCCACGTAGGTATGATGTTGATAGAAATGAAACAATATTTTTGCTTTTAAGGATGTCATAGGCATCACCTCTTCCGTAAAGTTTACTGCACGACGAATAATATGGTAGTTCGTGAACTTCGTTTTTCTCTTTTAATTTACCAGGAAGGTACCCTTGTTTTCTTGTCGCGACATCTGAGCGAACGATATAGACGTGTTTATATGTGCTGTTTGGTCCAGTTTTTGATAGTGCAAAATACAACGCCAAAAATGTCTTACCTGTTCCTGCACACCCGTATTGAAATAGATGTTTGTCTTGCGAAAAGGAACGAAATGCTCGATGTTGATTTTCTGTCAGAGGCTGTATTGATTTAAGCACCAGATTATTTTTCTGTTGTTCAGCTTGTACTCTGTCCAACTTTTTTTGCTGCTTTGCCTTTGATGCCATGATGGGTCCTTTTTTTAAAGGAGCAGTGGTTTAGTGATCCTTTATTGTGCTGCCCCTATGCTTCTTTTTAATATGCTTAACAAGATCACGAAAACTGCTATCCGCTTTGGTTACACCAATGCGAACAGAGTCAACCAGCGCTATCGGAGTACCGATAGCCTGTTCTATAATTCCCTGGTTTTGTTCGAGATAAACATCTCGCTCTGCAAATGAAAGGAACTTATCAAATTCCTTCCCAGTTGCAATCTCTCTAAATCTATATGTTGGCATCAAGAATGATCATCTCTCTCATCATCGTAATATGGGCGCTGCTCAATGTATGTATGCTTCACTGCTTGTCGAATTTTTCGAGCTTCGCGGCGATCAGTTTTCTTGCTTTTTGATGAACGATAGTCGTTGACATCGTTATCAGAGTCAAACTTGTCATACCACTTGCGGTTGCGTGACTTGCCCATTTTAGTTACCTTGTTGTTCCTTTTATGCTGCTTTGTCTGGTTTACGTGCTTCGACAGGAACTAGTCCTGGGAATGCTTCTTCGATCAGTTTACGAGTGATGTTCTTGTATAGTGTGTTGAACTTTCCTTCCTTCATTGAAACAACTAGTTTTGCATCATCCGGATGGATTGCTTCCAACAATTGAACGTACAGTAGCTCACGCTTTGCTGGTTTCAGCGAACTGTTACCACCTTGTACGAACAGATACAGGCGGCGCTGTTCTGCATAGAATACGCCTTCTGTGTCAATTGATCCTGCAGGTTTATATGGAGGTTCCCCTTCTGGTAGAAGCCACACTACTCTAGGATCTAAAGCATACGCTAAAACGTTGCGAAGAGCACCTGAATCATTCGCCCGAAGGGCCGCGACTCTTTCGTGCTTTGCTGCTGAGTTTGCTTGTGCAATTACTTGTGCAATTGAAAGTTTTTTAGCCATAATTACGTCTTCCTTAAAAATCGTTGATTGTTGCGATCAGTTCTTTGATTCGATGTTGCATCAAATAAGGTTTGATCTTTGCTCGTGGGGTCGCTGGATATGCATTGTATGCCAACCAGATTGCGTCAGCAATCTTTGTTGGGATCAAACGCATATTAATCAGCTTGTTATTGCGGTTGTAGTTTGCCTCAAATCCTTTAGGGATGATTGGTGTAATTGGACCAGACAAATGTGTCTGCAGAATTTGTTGCTTAAGCTTAGCAGTCATTTTCTTCTGGCGTGTTTTGGTTAGGAAACAATTGTCAGGTGAAAGGATGTTTGGAATCCCATCACCACGATCGCCAGACAAAATATGCTCATACAGATACAGTTCCACATCATCTGTCTTGATGAACTTGTTGCGAATTGGGTCATATTGCTTTATCAGCTTGGTGTGCAGCTGCATAAAGTCTTTGTCGCCTGACACAATGATGATTGGTTGTTCAGGTGCACGGAAGCATAGCGTGGCGATTACATCGTCCGCTTCTGCTTGATCGACATCAATGCATTTGTATGGAAAATTCTCTGCAAGCTCACTCTTGATCATATCAAGAAACTTGAAGATTGCAGTCCAGTCTAACCCGGAACTATCTCGTTGAGATTTGCGATGTGCTTTATATGGTGGGAAATATTCTTTGCGCCAATATTGACGATTGTCGAGCGCAATTACAACATCCTTGCCATACTGTCTTTTGAATTTTGACACTATGCTCATTATTTGTTTCAGAGCATTTGTTCGAACGTTGTTTTGGTCAATTAAATGGTTATTTCCAGAACCAAGTGACATTGCTAAATTGGTCAGCATTACTTGGTTAAAATCAATAATTATAATGACACTCTCCGATCACATGATTAAATTTCACTGGCCTTATCACAATCAAAAATTAACATTCCAGGTGAACCTTTTTTGGACTTAAACATCTTCTCTGCTTTCTTCTGCAGCGGATGATCCATTGATTGTGATCGGCACAACATAGACCGAATTGATTCGATTACTAAACCAAGATCCTTTAGTGGTTTGATTGTGTCAAGCTTTAGATCAAGAACAGAAGCTTTGGCTATCATCTCTGTCACTGCAGATGTGATGATTTGATCGATCACGCCCTCGATATTTGTATGATCAATTTTGATTGGTTGCTCAGCTGTTGGTTGCTCAGCTGTTGGTTCTTTGGCTTTGCTTTGATCAGTATTCCATGTCGCGACATTTAGAGATAGCTTATCAAGCTTTCCTTCTGCAACTAGTTTTTTATCAATTGCCCACTGCTCGCGTTGAAGCTTTGAAGGAAACTGATATACTATGGCCATCGGAGGTTCAACCTTTAGTTTACGATTGCTGTTATTCATCATAGTATTTATCATACTCCTATCATTGTTAGATGTTGAGATATCTTCTCACTGATTCAGATGTGTAGATAGTATAGCAGATATGTCTGCTTGTTGATCGCCATGTATTCTATACGTGAAGTTTGATGGCAGTTTAAACTTCTTTGATCGGCGAAGTATCCATTTCGCAAGATCTGTTCCGCCATTTTGATTGTGACCTATTTGATCATCAAAAGAGATCACTAGAGGCCAGCCATGCTGTTTGATTATTTTCTTTGCTTGTTCAACTGTTTTGGCAATATGAATTAAATCATTAGCAATGAAAGATTGTACGTTCGTCCCAACTGGACGAGTATCATCCACCCAAAGAAAATACATCTAGCATCAAAACTCCTATTTTTGGCTAATATTGATTAGCATACTACAGCTACAAAAAAAGACAATGAGAAAACGTTTCCCATCGTCTTATATTTAGCGGATCAGGTCGGGATCGAACCGACTTGGCTACCCAGCCTTACTGTTGGAATTGAACCAACCACCTCACCCAGAGCTTCCTGAGGAATCGAACCTCACTACATACCAACTATGCTGATCCAAATTAACGTTGCAAGTGTTTGTTGATCTGTTTGATTTGTCGGTCGCGATCTGCAACCAACGTTTCTAACGTTTCACATTGTTGATTTAAGCTCTCGATTGTCTCGATTGTTTGATACAACAAATCAGCTTGAGCACCACCATTTGGTACTTGCGCCTCAACAGCAGCCCATCGTCTTAATCGGCCGAGCAAATCATTCATTTGCACAGTTCCTTTAGCATTGCAATTATTCGCTGCATGGCATGTCCGTTCTTTTCTCATGGTTACTTAACCACACGTACGATCAGCGTCTTGTCATTCAGTCGGCCAGAAGGGGCGATCGGCTTGGTCTTGATCGTGTCAAGAGCCTTGCGCAAATCAATCTTTCCAGCAGTCTGAATCTTCTTCAATAAAGGACCAGCCTTACGTGCACGTTTGCACGTAGACAGCTTGGGATCGAACCCAACGATCGTCGTACCTTTGATCGTCAGAGTCTTACCATCAGCTGCAGTTAGCTTGGTGATCTTGTTCCAAGAAGCATGATAGATATAGACCGTTGATGCACCAACCACATCTGCAGGCGTTGCACCAGAGATTCCCGTACGAAGATCCTTCGCAAGGAATTTGCTCTTCTTAACGATCTGTGTCGCAGACTTGGCCTTCTTCTTGCGAGGCTTGCGAACCTTAACAACCTTCGCAACCTTGCCATACTCACGAAGCTGGTCGATAAACGCACCAACAAACTTCTTGTATGCAGATACATTGCGCTTGGTCAGATGGATGTACCCTTCGGTCACATCAGCATCTTTTCCAATTAGGGCAATCTCGTCTGCAAGCTTCTTCAGATGGTTGATCATCGACTGCAGATGATGAGGGCGAACCGAAGCTGCCTTCAGCTGCTCGTCGATCTTGATCTTTCGCCCTGAATAATTTGCATCATAGAACTGATCGAGAATGTTGTCAACCAGATCAATGTGCTTGTGAACGATTACAGGGACAGAAGATACAGCTCGCTCAGCAACAAAAGCAGGAACGGTTGCGGCCATTGCCTTAATCTTGCCATCCAGAAACTTCTTCTGATCTGGCAGAACGATTCCTGCATTGTGCAAACGAGCAATAGCACCCATCGTCATAGTTAGGTGCTTGTCGTCTGCACGTGCAAATCGAACACGATCAGAAGCAGATAGCTTGGCTGCCTTAACGTACTGGGCGACCCATGCCTTTGCCTCTGACATCTCGGAGAACCGAGCGTACCAGTTCAGTGCATTGATTATGCCAACGCGAGACTTATCGAACTTTGCGCCAAGCGTAGAAGGATCAGGGCCAAAGAAAGACTGCTCGGCCATAATCGACATCCGCTTAGTCGCACGGCGACCTTTCGCTCGTGCCATCTAAACATCTCCGTCCGTTGTTCTCACTTTCCTCAACATACGCGTTCCGTAAATTAAAGTCAACAGCTAAATTAACAACAAGGAACAATCAGTTACGGCGCAACCCCTGGATTTGCGGCGGCCCAAATAAGCATCGCCCACTTTGTGGTCATTGCGTCTTTTGGCCCAGATGCAGCTTCTCTGCACTTGGCCCAGTCTATCTTAACATCATTGTTAGTATTGATAGACGCATACTCGCCATTACTTGCACTTAACGATAGTGAAGGATGGCTTTGTTGTAGTACAATGCTTAGACTATTACTGCCGTCACGGCGTACTAGTTGGTTATTTCCAACAAATACCATTCCGTTGTAGGCATCAAGCAAATTTTCCGTATTCATCCGTTTGAATCCAATCATAGTTGAAATATAAGGATAATTTATACTGTAATATCAATAGGTGGGCGGTAAAATCCCGGATCTGATCAATCTGAGTACCAAAACTGCAGTCCTCGCTGCATTTGCTCGTTTATGTGATTTGGTAGAAGATCTTTCTTTGCAACAGACACTAATTCAGTTGCTGCGTATACAAATTGTCTGAACTGTGAACTTCTGTCTACATAACATCTGCATGGCCCATTGACCATCTGACCACCTTTGTGACGGCTGTGCGGGCAACAAGATGACCCGCACGCCAAATCTGCTGAGCACTTGTTTGCGCGCTCAATTAACTCCTGTATACCCATTCTTCCTGAAATACCTTCTTGGTTGGATCAATATCCTTTAGCTGGTTGAACAACGCAGCCCACATCATCTTCCGCATTTCCCATCCATAGAACATATCTGCATAGCCCTTCTGCGACATCAGGCGGGTACCGATCATATTCTTTGCGCGATCTCTATGGAACGAGATTGCATTTGACAGCATCATATAGAACGTCGTCGCATGTGTGTTTGGATCCGGATCCCAGTTGTACTGCAAAGTCCAATTTGCTGCAGTCTCTGGAAGAGCAGCAAGATTCGGATGCACACATATCAATCCCGCAGACATTGCTTCCATTAGTGCAATGCATGATGTTTCCGGCCAGATAGATGGATATGCAAAGATATGAGCTTTTTGCAAATAGGCGCGCACACTATCATTTGGCTGATAGCCATGATATGTGATTTGTGGATGCGCATCAAGCTTTTCAAACAGAGGCTTGTATGGTTCGTCTCGCGTTTCCCAGCCATAAATCTTGAACGAAGAAAACACATCTAGATGCACATCTGCGTGTTCTGCTGCAACCTTCTCAAATACAGGATACAACAATTCAAGACCACGATGTGGTGTTGTGTGATAGATCAAATTGATCTTATCAGATGTTTTATCCTGCTCTGTAAATTTGATTGGATCAATTGCGTTCAACAACACTGCAGTGAGTGGCCATGGAATGTTGTATCGCTCGATATATCGTTGCTGCTGCCAATGAGAGACAAAGACTATCTTGTGAAACTTGTTCCATCCATTGTTTGCAAGATGCTTTGATTCCGGATCATCAGGAAGGTCGTGGCAATACAAGATTCGAATCTTGTCTGGGTTAAGATCACGTACACGTGAAGGGATGATTTGAAACTTGTCAAGAAGGTCAGCAGGAAACGATGAATGCAATCGCTCCATCATCAGTTCTGTGCCACCTCTTGCATTTTTGCTTAGTTCGTTGACTTCCATATTAAAGCACTGCCCCTTCTAGCTCAATTGAATGCGGTTCAGCATCAAGAGCAGCTTGTGAAAGGCGATGCCATTCAGTAAAGTGCAGATCATTGCCATACGTAAACGGAATCGAACGCCATGCATTGATATCGACGTCCCAAACAGACTTAATATCCGGATTCGTTACCTTTACGCGATCACTTTTCTTCTGATACGGTTCAACTACAGATGGACACGTGGTGCATCGCATTGTTCGTTGTTCACCATTCTTCTTGGTGAACTGAACAGTTAGTACACCGAGAGCAAGAAGCACTTCGACTGCATTCTTGATATTTGTATCGTCAAGCATAGAACTCATGCTATTCCTTTCAGATTGTTATATATAATTGTGTCGAACAACTTACCGTTCGACACTACGCTAATTTGTTGTGAAACAGCATCAAACACTCGAACAGCTGCTTGCGGCGACTCGATTTCTGCGACGATGATTTGACCATTATCAGTAAACATTGTATCAACGATCCCGCAGTGCTTAAAGTGAAGGTTGCTGAAAATTGTTTGTTCAGCAACCGTTAACTTACGGCTAACGCTATAGACAACCATCCACCTACGCATTTGATTCAGCTCCGGAAACGGTGCTTTCTGGCCAGAATTTGTTGTTGTTCTTCGATCCAACCTTTTGGCACAACAACATATTCTACACCTTCAATGTGTACAGCATGTGGACCTTGAGCAAACGAAATCAAAGGCTCAACATCTACTGTAACTTGTACGAAGTCATAACCAAGCAAATCAAGCTGCTCAGTAAGATGCTCTACACATGTCATCTTTGCTTTCTCTCACTTATGAAGGTCATGATCAATTAGATGTTGTAGTAGTTGGTTGTACCCAATAATTGGTTGCTTTAACCAATTATCAGCTGTAACCACTATTGGCAGTTCCATCGCGCCAGGAAACATATCTGCGACATTTCGCATTGTAGTATCAATACCGATACGAGTCTTGGTGTACGGTATACGCAAACCTTCTAGAAGCTTACATGCTTGCTCGCATTGAAGACAACCATCAATCACGTACAACTTCATAGCCACCCATCTCCAATTTGGCATACTTGTGCAGATCTGCTAGCGAATAAGGAAACGTAAAGATTGCTAAATCTTTCATCTTAAATCCCATTGCACAGTCAATGGCATTTTCAAAATAACTGAAATGATGTCCTTTTTGTTTTACTAACTTGTACAATTCATAGTATGGTGTACCTGTATCGGTATCTATTGCTAAATTGTATACATCTGGCAAACAAACAAATCGGTCAGTAAAACTAATAAGTGCAGCTGTTGGCCCTTCTTTATCCATTTAGAAGTTGGGGCTGATCAGCTAGCCATTCCCTAATAACAATCGTTGCTTCTGTCATTGTCAGTTCAGGACAAGAACGAATCAAAGCAACAGCAGCTCCGGATGTTACAGGGCGACCATCTCGACCTACTGTCTCAATGATAGGTGTTGCATCCGGATACAGCGCTTCAACCATCTGCTTATACTGTTCTTTTGTGCGAGTCATCGCCATTTGTTTGTTTCCTTAATTTTGCTACAACTTTTTTAATGTCATCTTCACGAACCATTACAATTGTCTTTGCGTCTGTAAATGGTTTGGATGCACAACATTGTTGCCGAAGCGCATCCCACAATTGTTTTGCATCAATCATTTGATCGTCACTTTTGTTCCAATTGGTACTCGTTCATATAGGTCAATCACATCATCATTACGCATTCGAATGCAACCAGAAGAGACAGCTCGGCCAATTGAATTTGGCTCGTTGGTGCCATGAATACGGTACAATGAGCTGCCAAGATACAGTGCGCGCGCACCAAGAGGATTATGCATTCCACCTGGCACATTGTCTGGAAGACCAGGCTTGCGCTTTCGCATAGATGTCGTTGGATGCCAAGCTGGCCACATCTTCTTGGCGCTGATGTGCATTGTGCCCTTCCATTGCGTACCAGGACGTCCCACTGCGATTGGGTAAATTGCAATGTACTTATCATCAACAACCATAAGCGTTTTTGCTTTTTGATCAACAATGATTTCTGTTCCATGAGCGGAACACGCAAATAGCGGCGCCATGATGGCGACCGCTACAGCAAGTTTTGCAACTTTGGTAATCATTTTGTTCCTTTAGCCAGGTTTTCCATGTTCAACATCATTGGCTGGCCGGATGGAAGCATAATCACTTGTACGTTCGGCGCCAATTTCTCAGTTAGTGTATACTGAATCAGCGCTGGGGTCAACGAGTCATTCAACAATTTATTCGCCTTGGCCCGTTGTTCTGCTAGCTCAGCAATTGCCTGACCTTCGCCACGTGCCTTTTCAAGCGCCTGAGTGGCCTGGTACTTGATTGTGTCGATCTTCTCTTTTTCTGCCAGAGCAAGCTGAGTCTGTGCCTGCTTTTCTTCAATTGCGTCTTGGAACTTTTTAGAGAACTCGATGTTGTCAATCAATAGATCACGAACAATGATTGAGTGTGGGCGAAGCTCTTCTGTCAGGCGATCACGAACTGCGTGACGAATTTGTTCACGGTTTGGTGCAATATCAACAGAACGATATTTGACTGTCTCATCTTTGAATGCCTGTAGTACGCGCGGTACAACTAGCGTTTCAAAATATCTTGGGCCGACTTCACGAAACAGCTGCTGAATGTCTTTTTCCGTTACCTGCGTGTTGATCGTTGCAGTGACCATCACGTCTTGTGTTTCTTTGGAAAAAGAATTTAGCTTGTCAAATCTATGCTTCTCATACTGAGTAGAAGCCGCTGTGATTGACTGCCATGGCATCGTAAAATTTAGGCCAGAATTTGTTTGGCCAACAATGTCTCGGAACTGATACTTAACACCAACGTGACCTGCTGGTATTGTGTGCGTCATAGTAATAGCTGTAACAATTGCCCAGATAATAACAGGCACGATCAACAAATTGCGCGACACAGGAACATTTTCAATCTTATAATCTCGTGTTTTTGGGTTACGAGATTTTCGTTCAAGTGCAGGTGGAAAAATCGCTAATACAGCAATAACAAATGCAGCAATTACTGATCCGATGATATAAAACATTCAAGCACTCCATGATAAAGATGGTATGGCATCCCAGGTAGGATTCGAACTCACTCGAGTCCGCATACGTATGATAAATACAGTGGCCGTCACGGTAGGATTCGAACCCACATGATGAACTGCTTAGAAGGCAGATGACTTATCCATTAGTCCACGTGACGGTATTAACTAATAAGGAGAAAAAGTGTTGTTCTATACTATTTATAAAACAACCAATAGAATTAATGGTAAATTCTATATTGGTAAGCACCAAACCAAAAACCTAGATGATGGTTATCTTGGATCTGGTAAGTTGCTCAAGAGAGCGATAACAAAGTATGGTATAGAGCATTTCTCTAAACAAATATTACACATTTTTGATAATGAAGCACATATGAATGCCAAAGAAAAAGAATTGGTAGTAATATCTGAGCAAAGCTATAATCTATGTCCAGGTGGTAAAGGTGGGTTTGGTTATATTAACCAATTGAGAAAAACAACAAGATTAATCAATCCAATGAAAAATCCCGCTACCGTCAAAAAAAGAATAGACACCATTGCTCGAAAATATGGTTTAAATTTTCTATCATCACTATTGAGAAAGGCTAATCACAATAAACCAAATTATATGACATTAGATTGGGTCAAAGAAAATCATAAAAACGGTTTACCCAAAGACCATCAAAAAGGCCAATTAAACTCACAGTATGGCAAACGATTTGTGTTTGTTAACAACGGAGTTATTTGCAAAAAAATTCCTTTAGATATGTTAGATGATTTTGTTGCAAAAGGATTTCAAAAAGGAAAATTACGCTTTTAACGACCGTTTAGAAGACGGTGGCGATACTGGGACTTTTTTATAATTCAATTGTGGCTCTGTTAGAACCAATTTTCCAGATGCCCAATCAAGCGCATCTTTCTTTTCTTGTTCAGTGTATTTAAGTGAGTGAGCATCAGTCTTCATTGACTTAGCAGAACCAACGCGCTTCTGAAATTCTGGTGAACATTTATTGAACCGATCACCAAAACTTAAACTTAGCTGAATCGAATCAAATTGCGCGTCTGTTAGTGGTGACTCAACATCAGCGGGGCCGTGGTAATATAGGTAACATGCAAGAATATACACTCGTTCATTGTATTTATAACAATCCACGCGCCATTGATCAATTACTGGATCAATTCGTTCGCATCCACCATCAGAAGTCTTTCTCCAACCTTTGATTGGATCGGTTTGTTTGGTGACTGGTGGTTTTGGTACTACAGCAGGCTGATCAAAGAAATCATCTAGCGCCGCTGATTGCTTTTTTGTGCCTTTCCGCATCCGCCTGTCTCATCTCAATATACTTTTGTGTCGCACGTGCCCATTGCTCATTGGTGGTTGTTACCAGTGGACCAAAAGTAACGGCTGACAATTGCTTAACCATATACAAAGCTTGAATTGGAGTCAACGTGGGACAAGCGGTTCGATTAGCCAACATGATCGTTACAATATCACAGATCACATTTTGTTGATTTGGCGAGAGCAAATCAATTGCTCTCGCTGTTATTTGTGTCAATTCACTCATGGCATCGGCAACATTTCATACTTGTTAACCACTGTGCCATTAACATTGACTTCATTCAAACGAACCTTATAGCCCCAAAGTTGCGCAATATATTGCATTACATCTTTGGCGCTATTCTTCTCAAGAAGCGTTCCGTTAGTTATTGTGTGTGTCATCTCCAAGCAACGTGATCCTGTTAGGTCTGCGGATGTTACCTGAATATCGCTATCAGTCTTAGAAGGATCGTATTGTGCTGCAAGATTACGCCGAACGTTCTTGTATCCAGTTTCATCATGAATATCACCAACGCCATATGCAGGCGCCGTTGCATTGTCTGCAAGATGCAACATTCTGAAGTCACGAATTACCTTAGGGGACAAGAATTGCAGAATGAAGCTTTCATCACGATAGTTCTTCCATGCATGGCGTAGCACACCCATATAATCCGGATTGCCAGCAAAGTCAGGGAACCACTCACGATCTTCTTCTGTTGGATCCAAGCAGATACGCTTAATGTCTTGCATCATTGCAAAGCCAAGCGCGTATGGGTTAAATCCGCTAAAGTACTTGGACTCATACGATGGCTGAGCAATAACAGCTGTATGCATATGAAGGAACTCCATCATAGCACCATTATCAACAAGTCCACGTTCATTCATACGATTGAAGATTTCATAGTGAACAAATGTAGCGCATCCTTCATTCATCACTTTGGTCTGACGCTGAGGATAGAAGTACTGTGCAATCGAACGAACGATTCGAAGAATCTCTCGCTGCCACAATTCCAGCTTAAGCGAATGTTTCTCAAGGAAGTATAGAATGTTTTCTTCCGGAAGATCTAGCTTTGTACGTTCCTTTGCAATCTCTTTTTCGATTGCAGTCTGTTCCTTTGCTGTAACAGACTTAGGCAGTGTAGACCACAATTGGTTGTATGATTCGATCTCATACGTCTTACGAGCATGCTCTCGCTTCTTCGCTTTCTTCGGGTCATTGCGCTTGCGCTGTGACTTATTGACACCCTGATTCATTAGAGCATGTGCTGCAGTCAACATATCGTCAACTGCTTGTTCACCATACTTTTCTTCACACTCTGCAATAAACTTCTTTGCATAGCTAAGGTATTCAAGAATTGCATCAGCCTGAGTCCATTGACGGAACAGGTAGTTGTTCTTGAAGAAGTGATTATGACCCATTGCAGCATGCGCAATAACAAGCGTCTGCATCGTCATCGTATTCTCTTCCATGATATAGTTGATGCATGGATTAGAGTTGATTACGATTTCAAATGCAAGACCACGAGCGCCCTTACGATACGCTTGTTCATCACGGATGAAATGCTTACCAAACGACCAATGACGATACATCTGTGGCATGCCAATAGATGCATAGCAATCTAGCATCTGCTCAGCTGTAATCACTTCGATCTGGTTTGGATAGATGCTAAGTCCCATCTCTCCAACGCCAATTTTCTCGATCTCTTGATAGACCTGATCGATCTTTTCAAAAGACCAATCAGATCCAGTGTACAATGGTTGTTGCGTCATTTACTTCTTATCTCCACCAGAAAACAATTCATGGAACACTGGATAGATCCGTTCCGGCGCATCAACTTCCTTCACTGCAAAATGCGAGCTGACAAGATCCTTATACGCTTGCATAAGTGTTGATGGACCCCAAGATCTTCCTCCAGGCTGAGTAACCTGAATGTACGCAAAATATTGAATGATTGGCTTTAGTGTGTTCTCGATCAGATCAACGCAGGTTGCGTTGTCAGAAGAATAGTTATCACCATCAGATGCCTGAGCACAATAAATGTTCCAGTCTTCTGGTGAGTAACGTTTCTTGATAATATCAGCCATCAATTGTAGCGCTGATGATACAATCGTTCCACCTGTATGAGTATCATGGAAGAATGTGTGCTCATCAACTTCTTGAGCATCTTGCGTATGTCTAATGAATACTACATCAACATCCTTATAATGTCGAGACAAGAAAATGTGCAACAATAGGAAAAACCTCTTTGCAAGGTCCTTCTCATGTTCACCCATTGAGCCTGAAACGTCCATCAAACAGAACATTACTGCTTGTGTTGTTGGCTTAATTTTCTTTTCGAAACGATTGTATTGCAGGTCGATCGGATCAACATATGATACGTTCAGCCGCTTCTTTTCCATCGCCTTAATGGATAGTTCTAGCTGTGCAATCAGATCAACATCATCTGTCTGCTTTGCTTTTTCAAGCTGTGCCTTGATATCATCTAGCTGTTTTTGAGAAGGACGTCCCAACGCAATTCGACGACCAAGAGAACGGCGCATTGTACGTGTATAGTTCATAGCAGAAGGCGGACCCTCTGTTGTAAAACCAGCGCGCTGGATCGTTGTTACCTTGGTCTTTTTTAGCTGCGTCTTAACAAGATTTGGAAGCTTTAGATCTTCCATGAACACATCAAGAAATTCTTCTTGGGTCAGCTGAAATTGAAAATCATCGTTTCCATCACCATCAGCCGAACCTTCGTTTCCACGTCCACCAGCGCCACCTTGTGGCTTGCCAATTTTGTCGCCCTTTTTGTGATGCTTGTTACCTGGCACAACATAGTCGTGGCTACCAGAATTTTTGCGATCTGCAGAAAAAACAGGTTCGCGGATTGCCTTAGGTTTAATTGTCACATTCTCGCCAGCACCAGCATCCTTAAGAGTGCGATCTTTCAATGCGCGCTTGACCGCTTCCTTAACGTCTGCTTTTGCCTTACGAATAAATCTTTGTCTGTTGCCAAGGCTCTTAGACTTTGGGTTTAGACGACGATCAATAATGTTCATTTTTTAAATCTTCCTTTCACAAAACCATATGGTATTTGCTTATTTAAGTTTATTCGTTTGGATATCGTGCCATTTGTTATCCAAATTAGTTGTTTTATAGATTGTCGTCGAATTTCAACTAATATAGGATCAACAGGTTTACCTTTCATATGGCCCATCTTTTTTCGAACTTCTTGGCTGTAATTTCTAGATTTTCCTTTAAAAGGAGATATTTTTCCTTTGTGTGCCTCTGACATTCGTTGACGAGCTTCGGGTGTTTTTTTCATTCGTGCTTTAAGATGTGGCGGATATTTTATTCCTTTATTCCACCCTGCGCAGGGCGGTGGTATACCTTGTTTTCCTTTAGCAGCTTTTTCAGCAATTTCTTTTGTTTTGATAGGATCAGTTGACCAATGAGAAAAATGATGGTTTCTAATGTTATAATATTTTTGGCCAAGCTCTTCTTGTTTTATTTGTTGCAACCAGTAATGTTCTCGTTCTAATAAATCTTTTCGCGAAGTATAAACGCGTTCTAATATTCGTCGCTTAAAATCTGTTGGTCGTCTATTATATGATCGTTTCATCCAAACAGAAGAACAAATATACCCATCATCTTCTTTGCCCCAACGACATCCAACGTAAAACCTGTTATGCTTACGATCGTACCACAAATAAACAAACCCATATTTCTCCATAAATAAATACCCTCTTTGATGTTATCTCAGAGGGTATTTATTAAAAGTGTACCTCCTAGCCGGATTTCTTCACACGCATGTACCACTCAACAAGTCTACGGACCTGACGCTTAGTATAGCCTTTAGTTACCATTCGTTCAACGAAATCATTGTGCTTCTTTTCAGATTCACCGTCCTTCTTTGCACCGAATGAGATTACTGGAAGCAGATCTTCAACCTGAGAGAACATCCGCTTTTCAATAACATCACGGATCTTCTCGTAGCTGTTCCATGCAGGATTCTTACCACCATTGTCAGCTCGCTGACGCAGAGCATACTTGACAACTTCGTTTCGGAAATCCTTAGGGTTAGAGATGGAAGCCGGCTTCTCGATCTTTGACAATTCTTGATCAAGCAGCGAACGATTCATCAGCTGGCCAGTGTCAGGATCCTTAAAGTCCTGATCTTCAATCCAAGCATCAGCGTATGCGATGTATCGATCAAACAAGTTCTGACCATAATCAGAATACGACTCAAGATATGCCTTCTGAATTTCCTTACCGATAAACTCTGCGTATCGGTTAGACAATTCCTCCTTAATGAACTCAACCAACTTCTCTTCCTGATCAGGTGCCATCTGTTCACGCTTGATTGCCTTTTCAAGCACAAGCATTAGATGAACAGGATCTGCAGCAATTTCTGAAGGATCGTAGTTGAACGTCTCAGACAGAATCTTATACGCAAATCGCGTAGAGCTTCCATCCATTCCTTCCGTAACGCCTGCAGCATCGCGATACTCCATGATAGTACGAGCAGAAGGATCCGTTTCCTTCAAAGTCTCGCCATCATACACTCGCATCTTAGAATACAGGCCAGAATTCTCATGGTCCTTCAAACGTGACAGAACAGAGAACTGTGCAAGCATCTCAAGCGTGCCAGGTGCACAAGGAGACTTAGAAAGATCAGATGCAGAAATCAGCTTCTGATAGATCTTCTTCTCTTCGGTTACACGCAAGCAGTACGGAACCTTTACAACGCAGATACGATCAAGGAACGCTTCGTTGTTACGGTTAGCGCGGAACGTTGACCACTCAGATTCGTTAGAGTGAGCAACAATGATTCCCTGATAAGGAAGTGCACCAACGTTTTCGGTGCCAACGTATGTGCGATCCTGAGTTGCGGTCAACAGAGGATGCAACATCTTGATCGGTGCCTTGAACATTTCAACGAACTCAAGAAGACCCTGAGTCGTACGGTTCAGACCACCAGAGTAAGAGTATGCATCCGCATCATTCTGGCCAAACATCTCAAGCTTACGAATATCAACCTTACCGACCAGTGCAGAGATGTCCTGATTGTTCTCATCACCAGGCTCAGTCTTCGCAATACAAATCTGGCGAAGCTTAGATGGATATACCTTAACAACGGTGAACTTAGAGATGTCACCACCAAACTCATCCAGGCGCTTAACTGCCCATGGAGAAACGAATCCGGTTAGACGTGCCTTAGGAATGCCATATTCTGCTTCCATTGCAGCGCCATTAACTTCCGGATCAAACAATCCAAGAGGCGACTCGAACACAGGCGACATTTGATCGCCAGCCTGCAGAACATAGATCGGACACTTTTCCATCAGGTCCTTTAGACGTTCAGCAAGCGAGCTCTTACCACCACCAACAGGGCCAAGAAGATATAGAATCTGCTTGCGCTCTTCAAGTCCCTGTGCAGCATGGCGGAAGTAGCCAACGATACGTTCAACAGCCTCTTCAAGGCCATAGAAATCCGCAAATGCAGGATAGACCTGAATCGTACGATTAGCATAGATTCGGCCAAGGCGAGCATCCTTAGACGTATCAACAATCTTCGGATCACCGATAGCCTTAAGCATTCGTTCTGCAGCAGTCGAATATGCAGACGGATCTGTCTTGCATAGTTCAAGATACTGCTTCATCGTATAGCTAGTAGACTTACGCGTGTCATACGCGGAGATAAACTGCTGGAAGATTGAATTAGTGTTTGTGTTTGACATTAGGCGTCAGTTCTCCTGATTACGATTTCATCTTGTTCTGTAAAGTGTCAATATGAACAGGTGTGTAGTTAGTTCGTTCAACACAAATATTAATGTACTGAGGATCTGGCATATTACCTTTCAGTACAACTTTCTCGTGAATATGTCCGTGCACATTATGTTTGCATGATGCTCCACCCTTATAATCAAATGCCATCAGATGCAGAGGATAGTGAGACAAAACAAACGGTTTTGCAACTTCTTTTGCTGAAAAGTACCGCCAAGAATAGATGCTCTTGAAATGAGCAAAGTCTTTTTGGCGGAGCTTGTCGTGGTTGCCAACAATCAGATTGATTGTACCGTTCAGCCTCGGACGATACTTGCTGATTGAATATCCGAAGTCCCCTGCATGATATACCTTATCGGTAGGTTTGACAACAGCATTCCAGTTACAGATTAGCTGTTCATCCATATGATTAATGTCCATAAAGCCGGGACGGATCAATTGCCCATCATATCCTGGGAAAGTCAGGATATCCGCATGGCCAAAGTGTGTGTCAGAAGTGAACCAGATGTCAGTCATTTCTTTGCCTTCTCAGCAAGGGCACGACAATAATCATTCATCCAAAATTGAGCGGCGCAATCTTGTTCTACAGTTGATCGCCCAATTGGCACACGTTGACGTGTTACTTCACTTACAGTGCATGATGCAAGAACAGCTATTATTAGAGCTGTAAAACAAATCATTTTAACGTTTTCATGATTCACCGTTAGATCTCCACATATAGCGGTTTGAATGTTTTTGCCACCTTTTCATATCCCGCATATCCACGGTGGTTTGCTAGCACACGAGTTTTGTCGATCATGTAATCAACGTCATCGTGTGTGTGGCCGTGAATCCAAAGATCAATGTTGTCTGTTGCAACAACATCATCAAGTGCACTGCAAAATGATGCTGCTAGTGCAGAACCACGATTAGCAAAGTCTTGTGATCGATAAGACGGCGCATGATGCGTAATTACCACTGCTCGTTTATTTCTGGTAGCAGCAAGCGTTAACTGAATAAACGTCAATGAATTGTGGTGCTCTGTTAAAATAAACGACGGAGTTATACGCCCTTGTTGCCTTGCAAATGATGCTGACTTTCGATCAGTATACGGAACTTTTGTGATATCCATTGCTTGAATTTGACGATAGTCATTCATTCCAGATTCAGCAGCAAGCATCTCAAGCGGATTGCCATTGCGATAGTCTGTCCAAAGAGTTGATCCGATGAACGTTTTGTTATCGATTGTGATCAAGTCGTTATCTAGAACTATAGCATTGGTTCCCTCCAAATACAACTTTAAAGCTGGCACAGTGGACGAGAAAATTGACCCATAATGTTCATGGTTTCCTGCCACATACAGAACATGGCGAAAATTACTGAACGTCTTAATCAAGGCGTCAAAGTTCTTTCGGCCTGAACGAGACTCTTTATCAGTCCGCTTTTTGTCCAGATACTTTGCGCAAGTGATGTCGCCAGCAAGGATCAGCACATCTGCAGGCTCAGAAAATAGATCGCCCATAGATGATGGGAACCCACCAATCTCCAAATGCAAATCAGATGCAATGCACAGTTTCATGGTGTACATATCCATAAAATATAGATGACAGAAGCAACAGCAAAGCAAATAACAACAACCTCTACTGAGCGAATTAAGTTCATATTACTCTCTTGGCATCTTATCAAACACACGAGAAACTAGCTCGAACAAATACGTTCGATCAAGTGCTTTTTCAGATTGCTTGTTTAAGATGCTGATCACCTCACCAAAGTACGCTTGATCAACACCAATTAATTGCTGTTCAAGCACCGTACGATCAGTTAGATCAAGCTTAGACACATCGAACGCGATCTTAAATACTTCACCTGCTGTGATTGTCCAGCCACGAGCAACGAACTTGCGAATGCGAAACAATGAACAGATAGGGAACTTTGATCCAACATAACGCAGCTCTTTTGTCAATGTAGCTTCCAGAGCAGGTTGGTTATACACCACGCCCGTTTGATTCGTATAATAGTTTGTGCAGTGCATAAAATCAAAGTTTGTGTGGATTCGTTCCGGATCACCAGTAAACCGAGTGATAATTTGGATCCCATCAAACAGAGTGATTGCATTAGAAGAAATTGCGACTGGATGATACGGAATAGGCTGATTCATCTTTGGGTTCTTGAAGTATTCAGCCAATCGAGCAGGGTCGCCAAACTCAAAGTACTCATAGTTAGAGAAATCTTGCTCACCAAATGCAACGCCTGCAGACTTGATTCGTACAGAGACTGAACCATCAGTTTCTGCGACTGCAGAAATGTCTGATACCTTCTCAGTCTTAACAAGCGCCTTGATGTAGTAGTTGACCACATCAATTGCTACGTTTTGAGACTTGAAATATACATCATAATCGTTTGGCATCTGGCCAAGCAACATAGATGTAATTGCGCCACCTGTAACAATGCAATCGTGTAATATACGATCGCGAAGCGGCTCATCGGTAATTGTCTCAACCCATTGTTTAAGCTTAAGCGCAATGATTGATTGAATCGAACTTTTCTTGAACCCGCTTCGCGTTTGTTCCATTGTCACTTTCCTTTATCCATTGCAACCAAATCAACACAGCAGTCAATCAAAAGCGAATTGGCCATGAGGACCAAACGACTGGACAATCTTAAACACACGCTGCCACAGATCATTGTGCGTATAGCCATGGAAGCTTGTTAGTGTGATCTTCTTCTCAACTTTAATATACGGCTTGCCGGTTAAAAAGGCAAGCGCTAGATTGGCCGCCCGAACTTCCTTGCGAACATCTTTAGTACGATGTTCGTACAATGTCGTCCGCACATTGTCTGCGTTTGTTCGATTTACACTGCCGGCATTGTATCGCGCGATCTTAGTACACTTGATCTCTTTGGCGCGAATGATTTGCTGCTATGAAGCAAGAGATGCGATCTTAACTTGTAGATGAATTAGTCTTGACATTTGTAATTGTTCCTTCATTGTGTTTAAATAGTAGGTGATATTTCAATTGAACAATTATGGGGGTGCTCTAATATTGTATTCAACTCATGTTACATGTAATCCTGTAATGTTGTTTTTTGTTCTGTTTCAAACAGACCGGTATAAAGATCCAAACTGGATGCATCGCTATTTATTTGTTTACCAGTTGTGAAAAACTCAATTTCATATATACCAGCTTTTTGGCGCTGTTGATTAAAGTTTGGTATCATGTCTTGTTGATTAAAAGCTACTTCAATACCAACATAATAAGGTATTACTAGTTTGTTGTGCAATGTAGCTATGTGTGATGATATTAGATAAGGTTTTGGGGCCCCAGTAACAATAGCGCGGCAACCAGATTTAAACCCTACAATCTGACGTTGCGATGTTGCAAATGCACGTGCAATAAACCGAGAACGAATAATGTCTGATGATAAACAGACTTGATCACCAACCTTTGGTGCTTTACTGACTAATTTAAGCACTGATGGACCAACGATGACAAATTTCTTGCGTTGATCAAAATCAACTGATCCTCCCGGCTTTTCATCAACAATTAGTTCGTAAGCGGCCCCGGTTCGCAAACCGGGGCCGGTTCCGCTAATATTCTTACCAACTGTTGCGAGATCACCTGCGAGAATTGTTCCAGAAATAATCGGAACATCTCTTGTAAATTCAACTCTGTCGCCACATTCAAACATCTATACCATCCTGATCAAAAAATTGGTGCGTCTACACAGAGTCGAACTGTGCTTTTCGGATTTGAAGTTCCTATCGTTCCCACGAACATAGACGCATTATATCTGGCTTTAGTTAACCAATCAACTAAAAAGATAGCCAGGTGAATCTCTCCACCTGGCTTCTTTAACACAACAACGCACTACCTATCAGCTGTGTTTAGACTGTGTAACGATCAGACATAATCGTCTTGATCATCACTTGTTCTGGTGTAAACTGCTCAAGATCACCAGCCAATACTGACTTAAGAATTGATGGTGAGAATCCTGAAACAAGTGCTGTGCCGTTCTTATCGAACCTAACTGGCGTATTATCTGTTGATCGGAAGTTCCAAAACACAACCTGAGGAACCTGGTAGCCAGCTTTCTCAAACTTATGTTCAATCATCTCAATTGCAGAGTGATCATGCTGTACGCATCCATCAAACTGCATATCAGACAAGATCAACAGCATCTTTGGCATATTAGCTGGTGCAACATTACCCTTTTTTGCAGTCGTTAGGATCTTATCCATTGCGAGATGCAAATTGGTGTTCATTGCCCACTTTGAACGACAAATCTGGTTTAGCTTGTCGATGATCGTTCCTTTGATATGTACAAGCTCAGGAGAACCAGAGAATGTCAAGAACGTATCCTTGAACTCTCCAACGTTCTTATCAGCAAGATACAAACCAATTGACACAGCTGCCTGCAAGCAAGTAACTGTCGTCTTTGGACCAATTGGCGTTACCATTGAACCAGAAACGTCAATCAATGGAAGAATCTTTGCATCACCAACATAGTTAGGCAATGCGTTCCATTGAGCTTCAATCTGATCACAATCAGTTGAAGAGATAATCGATCCGCGGAACGCATCCTTTACAACGTCATGAGGGAAGATTGCAGAAGCATTGATCTTCACTGCCTTGCCATCGATCTTGCCACCAGTCTTTAGTGCCTCGATGTACTGGCCATACTTTGGCGTATGACGACCAAATGCCTTCTTATAGATTGACGATGCAACAGAAGGAACGTGAGAGAAATTGATGTTATCCCAATCCTTTGCGCACATTTGCTGCTCAACAACCTTGGTGCCGGCAACAATTGTCTTACGATAATCCTTTGCGCTTAGATCAAGAATATTGCGCAGACGAGCAGCGATTGGGCCCTTACGTGGCGCCCACTTGCATGCAAGACCATTGCCGGCACGAATTGCCTGTGCAAATTGCGTTAGAGCAACATCCTTCATTGCAGGCGTGATAACTGCGAACAAGTCATCAAAACGACCTAGTTCAGGCGTACGTGCAAGCAATCGCTTGCAATCAAGTGGGTTCTCAATTTCCAGATACTTTAGAACATCACGGAAAATCTGGCGCTCACCGGCACCACCACGAACGTCACGAGCCCATAGAGCAATACGAAGAGCAATATCTTTGTTCTCAACGTATGCTGCAGTGAAAGCAGGGACAATATTCTTACCACGGCTTGCACCAATATTATAGAACAAATCAACACACTTTGACGAAGTGGTTGAACGTGCCTTCATACCATTTTCGGTACGAGCATCAACGTCAGAACGAACTGCTTGTGCAAACTTAGCCATGATAATCTCCTATCTATTTCAGATCATTGGTACACGATGCATTTTTGCTTTTCAAGCCATATGAAAACAAATTTGGTTGCTGTT